GGCCGGCATAGAGATTGGCCTGACCTCCCGCCAACGCAGAAGGATACGACAGATAAGGCTGCAGGCCCGCCTGGTAGCCTCCCCAGGCGGTCTGCGCGAGGTCCGAGGCGGTCTTGGCCGCGCCGTAGTCGGTATTGCCGCTCAGCAGATTACCGCCAGCAGCATGCGCCCGCTGGATCGCCTGCTGCGCTGCGTCGTTGGCAACGCCGAAGACGCCATATTGACCTGAGTTCTTGAAGGCATCAGTGGCGCGCTGCAGGCCTGCCACGCCGCCGGCCCCGGAAGCGTCCCCATAGGCATTGAACCCCGGCTGATACTGTGCCGCGGCATTACCGAGAACGCCCTGCGCTGCGCCATAGTTCGACGTCAACGCATCGCGGCCCTGGCCATAGAGGCCACTGAGCTGATCGTAGCCTTTCTGTGCTCCCTGGTTGGCAAGGGCCGCGGCTCGATCGGCGGTGTCGTTACTGAAAAGATCGAATAATCCCATGATCCTAAACTCCAGGCACCCAAAGTTTCGTCGTGCTGTTCCAGCGAATGGTTTGTCCGCTCGTCGGCGCCGCGGTCGAGACGTCAGGCAATTGCGTCAGCTTTTGATGTTGATAGAAATAATTGAACCAGATCTGTGTCATCAGTCCCGTCTGCAAATCGACCACGGGAGCGTCAAGAGGCGGTAAGGGTGCAGCCATCAGCGTGTCAGTTCAGTGCTCTGGGTAGCGCCAAGCAGCGCCGCATAAACCGGCCCCGAAACCTTCAGCCGCCACCTGCGCCCCCCCGCCTCCGTCTGTCCCGTTCGCAACACCCTGATGTTGATGCTCTCCGATTGCCTGCCCATGCTGCGGACCAACTCCTTGCCCCATTTGATGCCGCCGTCGTTGCTCCAAGAGATGCCAACCGTGGGATCCGTGGCGGAAGGATCAGGCCCCGTCGCCCGGCCAACCCCGGTGACGAAATTGAAGTCGGCGCCTGCAACTTTCGTCCGGTTTGGAAATTTCAGTACCGGGCCGCTTTCCAATTGCATCACCAGCGGCTCACCATACTCGTCGAAGACGTTGTCATTGACGTACAGCAGCCGGTTTCCCTTGGTATCTCCAGTGATCCAGTTGCCGAAGGCGCTGATGCCTGAGATCGCGCGCCACCGCGGCACCAGATAGCTCGCACGCTCGTTCCATTTCTGGCTTCCGATGTCGAACTCCCAGGTGAATGTCGGGCATGACAAGACCCACTTGGGATGGCCCTGAGCGATGTAGACCGACGCCTCCAGCGTGTTCTTGTCCGCGACGTTCTCGATCAGGCGATCGAGATCGGGAGGCGATATCTTGGACGGATTCGGCGTGCCGTTCGCCATCACCACGCTCTTGTCGTCCGCAACCCAGATCAGCGCCATGCCGAACCCATCCTCATGGCCGGCCACCGCATATCGGCTCAACAGGCCTCGCTGGATGACGTAGGAACGCGTGAACGGAAAACCTTGCGGCTGCGCGGTGTCGGCATAGACAGCCCCGAAATTAGGTCCCCAGACATAATATTGGCCGTTGAAGGCAAGGCCTCGCCATAGCCCGCCGGTCTTGGCCTGCTCAAACGTGAAATTTGCCGTCGTGATTGAAGTCGAATTGAGGTCCGAGGCAAACATCTGGCCATTGCCGTAAGTGAAGATGAAATAGCCGTCCAGGAAGCCGACGCTGTTTGGCGTTCCAATGTCAGGATCGGTTCCGGAATACGAACTGACCGCGCTCGACGTCACGATATAGGCGCCGCTATTCGGCGCCACGCAGACGACGTCAGGCGTCGGCAATTTGTTGTTCCTGGCCCAGAACACCTTGTCCGTTCCCGACAGCGTTCCCGACAACACCGTCTCGGTGCCGGCAGCGACAAACGTCGCCGCCTTCTCGTTCCATGCCGTGTAGAGCGTATTGCCGCCCACCAGGATGCCGCCGCGGAAGCCAGGATTGCTCGAGGCGGCAAACAGGCTCATCCCCGGCGACTTGCGCCAGACCACGGGAGGAGGAGCTGTGGCCTTTGCAGCCTCGATCGCCTTGCCCAAGGGCTCCGCATAGACGTTGATCAGCCGTCCGCTTCCCTCCTGATTGAACGCGCCTGGCGCCGTGCTCAGTGGAAACGGAATCGGAAATGTGGGCATTTTGGGTTGTTATCTGCCTTTCGGAATGCTAAATTTTGTCCTGGGTGCGAGGCATGCTGTTGTGCCTATGGCCTTAATGGCCGTTGTGGGAACCGCTTAGTCCTCGCACCCTCTTTCACTGCCTGTTATCTCCAAACAAACCTGGCGCCAGCGCGCCAGCGCCTCCAGCCGTGGCGGCAAGCCCAAGATAGCCCATCCTGGACGGACTGCCCTGCAATGGCCGCGTCGGTTTCAGGCTTCCTTCCGGGTTCTTGCCATAGGTCTTGTGGCCGGTTGCCCTGTGTGCCGCATCCACCTCACGCATTTGCTCGACCGACATTGCCGGCAGCTTCGACAGCCCAGGGAACATATTCTCATGCGGCTCGAACCGGTTTCGAATCCGGTCCCATTCCATCCACTGCGACATGAACAGGTTCAGCCCGTGCTCGTCGGCAATTTTCTGGTTGACCTCGAGCGCGCGTTTGTAAGCGCGTCCCACCTTGAACACGGTTTTCGGCTCTTTCGCCCAATCCGCCTTGGCCAGATGTTCCGGTATTTTCGGATTGACGTCGCCGGTCTTGATCCTGAACTTGGGCGTCAGCGCCTTGCCGACATGGTCGAGCAGCATTTCGCCAACAAAGCCGTCGGAGCCGCTCTTCTTGAGCATGTCCTCGAACGACGAGGCAATGTCGGCGGTCGGTATTTCGCGCGTCGATCCGGTCTTTTCCGCCTTCTTCTGGTCGGCAATCACCCGCTTGTATTCGCGTGAATTCCACAGATCGACACTGCGCTTTTCCCAGGCATTGCGCTCTTTGGCGTTCTCGAAAATGCCGCCACCCTTCTTGTCCAACTCGCGCGCCATGTGGCGATCGATCGCTGAGATCGCGGCCTTGGCAGGATCCTGCCATACCGTGCCGAACGATCCGGTCTTCATCGACAATCCAGGCAACTGACTCGAGATCCGCTCCACTGCCTGCGTCCATGTCTCATCAGGCTTCTTGCGGAAGAATTCCGGTTTTTCCTTGAACAATTGCGCCATCTCTCCCACGCGGGAATAGTCGGCAGTGCCGCGGGTGCCGAGGCCTCCGGTCTTCGACGCGCCGCCAAGACCATAGCGGTTGGCAATCGCGTCGTTGACGATCTTGCGCTGCTGCTTGGTCGGCGTCTCTCCCGCCTTCCACGGGATCATGCTGGCGAGATCGTCGAGCATCTGCGGCGTCCGCAGCCGCAATCTCGATGCCGTGGCCTGGTTGGGGAACAGCGGATTGTTGGGCGAGGTCATGCCGAAGATAAGGCCGTTCCAGACGTCGGCGTCAGACAATTCCTTCGGCGTCATGGTGCGACCCAGCTTCTGCTGCATGGCCGTATGCAGCTCGCGATCGACATTGGCCGGGTTGATCGGATTCGCCTTCATGTGCAGCGCGTCCAGATACGTCCACGTTCCCTCCGTCCCGCCGGGAATCTGGAATTCCTTGCCGTTCATGTCCTTGAAGGTCTGCAGTGGCGATAACGGACCAATGTTATCTGCACCGTAGTGCTCGCCAAAGGCCTGCCAATCCTGCGGCGTGAAATCTTTCGGCTCTTTACCGCGGAACGTCACCGGCACGTTGTCGAGCGGGTTCAGGCTTCCCGTTGGTGCCGGATATTCCGGTGGCGGCATGTTGTGGCCGAGGCCTGGACGAGCCTCTGCCACAGCCTCTGCAGCCGGCCTTGTCCCACGAACGGCGCCCGCACCTAGCGCCACCTCGCCGGCCTTTAGCGGCAATCCCGTGATGCCTCCCGTTCCCATCGGCAACATTGCCGCATCCAGGATCGGAGCCGGGTTGTAAGTGCCTTGCGTCCTCATTTCTTCGGATGCGCCGAACGCTTTCTTGGAGATATCTCCAAGGGCCTGATACAACCCTCCCGCCAACGATCCCATTGCAGATGGGGCGCCTGCCGCCTCCGCAGGACTCCCTACCCCCATAGGCGCGTTCCACATATCCGGAGCTGGTTGATAGTACATCTGCGGCCTGTTCAATGCCTCCCATAGCGCACTGGCTCCACGACCCACGTCGCGCGTCAGGCCCTGACCGACATTGCTGATTGCGTCCCACAGGCTAGTGGGGACCGGTTTCTGCGGAACGTCCGAGACAGGTCTGATCGTGATCGCATCGGCAGGGGAGCCACCCCACATATTCGGCGGTGGCGGTGGCGCTTGCGCCTGATCGATCGCGTCCCACAATTCAGGCATCAGAAATAGCTCGTCTGCTGGAAGCCGTAGCCTGGCGTTTCTGCCAACAGCCTCCGGATCCGGTTGCGATAAAATTGCGCCATCTGCGGGTTCGACTTCTGCCCGTACTCTTCAGCCGCGGCATCCGCCACCAGCTTACAGAACGAGATGAATAGCTTGTCGTCGAGCACGTCTGGATCCGCAATGTAAACCGCATCCCCTTCCAGTTCCGA